ATCTTGAAGCAAGCAATTCAAAAATATGGCAAAGAGTCTTTTAAGAAGGTAATACTTGAGAGTTGTAGTTCACTAGATCAACTAAAGGAGCGAGAAGTTTATTGGATAAACTTATATAAGGCTTGTGAGGATAATCAAAGTTACAACATTGCTTCAGGTGGAAGTGGAGGAGATACTTTCACTTTCAATCCAAATAAAGAACTGATAAGAGCTAAGCTGCAAGCTAGAAGACACACCGAATCAACAAAGGCCAAGATTAGTAAAAACAATTGGCAAAAGTTTAACGCTGGATCAAGAGCTGGCCAAAAATGGTCAGAAGAACAGAGAAGGAGGATGGAGGAGTACTTCGAGAAGAACGGAGGACACCGTAAAGGGTCAAAGCAGACGGATTTGACTAAAGAAAAAATAAGAAAAAGTAAAATAGGAAGCACACTTTCAGAGGCTACTAAGTCCAAGATTAGCGCTGCGTTGAAGGGATCAAGCAAAAAACAATGCATATGCCCGCATTGCGGTAAAAGAGGTGGAGGTGGCGCTATGAAACAGTGGCACTTCGATAATTGTAAAAATAAAACATAAATATGAGAATAACGGTCATCAGCGATACACACGCAAAACACAATCACCTACGCAACGACTTGCCAGGTGGTGATCTTCTAATCCATGCAGGAGACTTTATGACTTCAGGATACAATCCAATGGAAGCAGTAATGTTTTTTCAGTGGTTTGATGCAATTAATAATTACGATACCAAAGTACTTATTGCAGGTAATCACGATAGGTGGATGCAGAATGATTCCGAAGAAGCGAGAAGCCTCTTATCAGGATATTACAAGACCATCGAGTACTTAGAGGACGAGGATCTCGTTCTATACTTCGATGGACCAAATGGAGATCATCCAGAGGATAACATACGGATATATGGTTCACCTTGGCAGCCTGAGTTCTACAATTGGGCATACAATCTACCTCGCAATGGCGAAGAGTTAAAAACCAAGTGGGATGCTATTCCAGACAATACTGATATACTAATCACACACGGACCTGCATTTGAGTATTTGGATGTTCCAGGTGGTCCTAGACCAATTCGAGTAGGCTGTGAATTGTTACGAGAGCGAGTAGATGCTCTTCGTCCAAAGATTCACGTGTTTGGACATATACATGGAAGTTATGGTCATTACTTTAATGGTCACACTCACTTCTTCAATGCTTCAGTATTGAATGAAAGATACGAGTATGCTAACCTACCATGGACATTTGATTGGGACTCAGATACAAACGAAATTAAGTGGGTTGTTGCATAACTGACTTAGTTAGCGTATCTTTCCACTATGAGAAATAGAGTTACAAAACGTACACCTATAGAGGGTGATCTGGAAGACTTCATTGGATGTATTGTTTCAACAAACTTAACAGCAACTTGCAGAGCAAAACTAGTTGCTGTAAGTAGGGAATTATGCTTATTTGAGACTTCGCCTACTCCATACGATGTACTAAGAGACAAAGGTTACGATTGTGTAGTAGGCGAGCTCTTCACACTGTCTTCAAGAGATGTTCGCTTTATGTACTTTCCTCCCGATGAGAATGATAATAGAATCTCAAAGGATGGAAAAAGAATCAAGCGAACAAGAAAAAAATCTACCAAAGCTGTTGTCTAATCGAATTAGCTGTAGTATCTTTAGTAAAAATCAAAGTTATGGAAAATCAAAACAGCGTATGTTACGTAGGACGTGTAACAGAAGTAAAAGCCATTGAAGGCGCTGACAACATCGAGTTGGTTGTTGTTGGGGGATGGAATTGTATTACTAAGAAAGGTGATTACGAGGTAGGAGCTAAGGTTGTAGTTGCAACTACAGATGCAATCATTCCTGAAGCTTTGTCAGAGTTGATGGGAGTGACTAGCTACCTTCGCAAGGGACAGAGAGTGAGAACTGTTAAGTTACGAGGAGTGTACTCTGAGTGCTTATTAATCCCATTTAAGTATTTGGCGCCAAAATCGTTAGAGAATAACGTCGATGAGGGTCACGATATGATGGAGATCTTAGGTGTCACCAAGTACGAACCACCAGTAAAGCAGATCCAGTTAGCATCTGGAAGAAAGATCAAGTATAAGGATAATCCCAACTTCCATATCTACTACAAGTTTCCTAACTTAAAGAATGTAGCTGGAATGTTTACTGAGGAAGATGTAGTTGAGATCACTAGGAAGATTCACGGTACTAATGCTCGCTACGGTATTGTCAAGAAGACAAAGTTATCATTCATGGACAAAGTGAAGAAGTTCTTCCGATTAGGTGGACAATGGATCGACTATGAGTATGTGTACGGATCTCACAACGTTGAGAAAGGTTCAGACTCTCAAGGATTCTACTCTACTGACGTTTGGAGAACAATTGCGGACAAGTACCAAATCAAAGAGAAGTTGTGGAAGCTTGTGAAGGAGGAGTATACTCCAGAAGAGTTGGGAGCTGGTGTTGTATTGTATGGCGAAATCTACGGAGCAGGTATTCAGAAGAACTATGAGTATGGATTAACAGACATCGAGTTTGTTGGATTTGATTTCTCTGAGGATGGTACGTACTTCAGTCCGACGATGGCTAGAACAGCAATCACTAACTTCATGGAATTACCTTATGTGGATGTGCTTTACTTCGGACCATGGTCCCAAGAAGTACAAGACAAGTTTGTATTCAACAACTTCATCGAAGGAACTAAGGTACCACACGAAGGAATTGTGATCAAATACGAAACAGGTCAACGAAACAAAGTAGCCAAAGTTATTAATCCAGATTACCTAATCTACGGTGAAAAGCACAACGTAGGAGATAGTCACTAACCTTATTTGTAATGAGAAATTTTAGAAATATAGCATTGATGGTGATTGGAGCGACACTGCTCTATGTTCCAATTATATACTTTGCTCGCCATCAGGATATGCAATGCGATGAGGTGGTGTTCCTAGAAGGAGAGCTTAGCATGGATGTACGGGAAGTAGACTCTTACAGCAATGGAATGTCTTGCATACGCTTATGTGATGGTAAGAACATAACAGTACCAACCAATCGAATAATCAAAGTAGTAGAAAAAGATGTTCAATAAGATTAGATTGTGGTGGAAGTTTCATGGTCGTTATATGCATAACGAATTTGCACGAGGTGTAAGGAATCTATGGAGATGGTTTCCAACCATTTGGAGAGACAGGGATTACGATGACCATTACATATTTGAATTGCTGAGAGTGAAGCTAGAGCACCAAGCTAAGCATATTGGTGACAGAGATATTCATGTAAATGCTAAGCGTGATGCTGAGAGAATGAGATTAGTAGCTAGACTAATTAAGTTGCAGCAGGATGATTTCTATGGAATGGAGTATATAGATTACCACAATAGTAACTTTGAGTTTGTCCCAACAGACGAAACAGAAAAATGGTTCACTATGGAAGAGAATGAAATCTCTGAAAACTTTGATGAGTACTTCAAAAAGTATCCACTCCAATATAAGCGAGTGTTGTCTGGTGAGATTAATAGGTTCAGCAGACCCATCGAAGAGAAGGATAAAAAGATCATTGCGATGGAGATTGCTCACGAGAACCATGAACGTTGCGTCAAGCTGATATTCAGCATCATGTCGGATCAATTGAAGGATGGTGGGACTGATGGAAGATTATAAAGAAATACAAAAGAGAGTTTGGGCGAAGGTACAAGAGCTCAGGAAGCAGGGAAAATTGCCTGACTATGATATGAGCGACGAACCTACAGCACTAGCTAACTCAAGCTATAGAGAGCGAATTGAAATGAGAAATGACGTTGCAGGCTTTTTAGGACCATACAGTGTTGAGCAGCTTATTGGTAAAACATTTATGTACAATAGCAAGCACGGATTACACGGATGGACAGATAAGGTAGGTGGAGTAACGATGCAGAAAGTAGTATTCAGTGAGCCTGGCAACTTACTCAAGGTACTCGGTTATCAAGTGGAGTGGCATGTAAGAGCAACTCGCACAAACTACATTTATCCTATAAAAGATGTAATTTTTTTGGACTAACTGTTGCAAATACTAGATTTAGGTTGTAAATTTACAATATGAAAATAACAGATATAAAAAGTCAAGTTAAGAATCCTACCGCAACGTTTGCGGCGGCAGTTATGATCTTATTCATAGCTGCTACTACCCTCCTCGGAGACTTCGTTATAAGTCAACCGGTGCATATCGTTCTGCAAAGTGTATGTGCAGTCCTATGGTTAGCCTTAACAGCATTCACTGTAAAGGTATTAAATGGTTTTATTACAAAAATTAACAAGTAAAAACAAAAAACAATGATTACAATTATTTTAGCTGTAGTAGCGGTAGCCTTTGCCGCTTTCAAAATCATCAAAGGTATTGGTGCTGTCGAATCAGCAGGTTATAATGACAAAGCGGCAAGAAATGCTGGTAGAGCTTCAGTGCGTACTGGTATCTTAATTGCAGTAGTTGGATTGATCATAGCATTTGTTCAACCATTCAAGTTGGAACGAGTAGATGCAGGACATAAGGGTGTTGTAGTAAACCTGTCTGGTAGTGAACGTGGAGTTGCCAACTACCAATACCGTACAGGTTGGGTATTGTATAACTCATGGACTAAGCAGGTGCTCGAGTTCCCTACCTACCAACAACACATCGAGTATGATGATCAGATGGTAATTACTAAAGGAGGATTCTCTGCAACTATTAAGCCTAGTTTCAACTACTCACTACGTGAAGATGCTATTGGTGATATGTTTACAAACTTACGTGTAGATGTAAAAACTATGGAGCAAGGCTGGTTAAAGAATGCTATCGTAGGAGCTGTTAATGATGAAGCTAATAAGTGGGAGGTGGATAGTATATTCAGTCACCGTCAAGAGTTTGAAGCTGCTATTGTTCGTGAATGTAACTTACGACTATCTAAGTGGTTTAATGTATCTCAGTTGCGTACTAATATTACTCCACCTGAGTCACTACAAGAATCTATTGTTGCCAAGACTAAAGCTATCCAGCAAGCAGAAGCTGCAGAACAGCAAGCACTTACTGCGGTAGCTGAAGGTAAACGTAAGGTTGCGGTTGCGAAGGCTGACTCTGCAGAGATGATTATTAATGCACTAGCTGCAGCAAAGGCTATTAGGATTAAGCAGACTGAACTATCACCTCTGTATATCGAGTACGTTAAAGCTCAAGCATGGGATGGTAAACTACCTACCACTGTGGCTGGAGGATCAGGTACCTTTTTGAACATTAAGTAATAATACTGTTCATAAATTAAACCCTCTTCGGAGGGTTTTTTTGTTTATAGCTGTTGCATAATCGAAGAACAAAGAGTACCTTTATATCATAAATAAAAGACATGACAAAAAGAGTATTAGATTTAACAAACAAGCTGACTTCTGAAATAAGATACGAAGTGAGTAAGTTTCCTGATGGTCAACAATCCATCACTATTCTCAACCCACACCACCATTGGGTTTTAAAACAGAAGGTGGATTATATTAAGATCCACAGTAGACTTAATTCCTTTGCAGATCTTGAATTGATCATCTGTGCCAAGAAGGCTTTAGATCATCTAGGTGTAAAGCAGGTCGTTCTACACGTTCCATACTTCCTAGGGGCTCGCTCAGATCGTAAATTCCAAGAAGGAGGTATTCATTATCTTAAAGATGTGATCTGTCCAATTATCAACTCACTGAAGTTTGATGCTGTGGTTGTGTTAGATCCACACTCAGACGTGTTGGAGGCTTGTCTTGATAATATGGTTAAGGTTAACAATCACCTAATCGTTAAGCATGCATTGACTAAGATTGATAACAAGAACGATGCACGTGAGCGTATCTGTCTGGTATCTCCTGATGCTGGTGCTTATAAGAAGATCTTCGATGTAGCTGCAGAGTTTAATATTGACAAAATAATTACAGCTACGAAGGTTCGAGACTTGAAGACCGGAAAGATTCTTCATACAGAGGTACCTACTCCAGATATGCACAATGATATCAAATATGTAATTGTCGATGACATCTGCGATGGTGGTAGAACCTTTACAGAAATTGCCAAAGCTATTCGAGCAGTAAGACCTACTGCTGAGATATACCTCGTAGTCACTCACGGAATCTTCTCAGCAGGCGTAGAGCCTTTGGGAGAGTATTTCGATCACATCTTCACTACCAATAGCGTCAAAGATGATAAGCACTTTATCGTAACCCGCTTTAACGTATTCAAATGATAAGGTATCATAAAGACTTCTTCATTAACAGACTAGTAAAGGAGTGGCTCAATCACGAAAAGTTAGTCATCGCTTGTGACCTGGATGATACAATCATTCCATACAACCCAGAGCTAGCAGATAGCTGTACTGACACTGTCGAGCTTTTGTTGGACTGTCAGCAGGAAGGAATTGTATTCATTATCAATACAGCACGACAACAATCTAAGTTGATTGATAGTGTAGGCCAAGTGGAGGACCTAGGAATCAAAGTTCACTCAGTCAACGAAATGCCTCCGTATTGGACACTACCAATTGGTGTCTCAGGTAAAGTGTATGCTAACATCTTCCTAGACGATCGTGGAGGGTTGGAGTGTACTAAGCACCAACTACGCAAAGCATTAGAAATTGTAAAACAAATTAGAGAACAACAAAAACTACAAAACATATGAAAACAATCAGCATTATTATCGGCTTCATGTTACTAACCGCTTGCTGCGGTACTCACCAGTATGAGCGAGGAGATGTCGTACAATACAAGATTTACTCCAATCGAGCATTAATCCTAGACACATTCTCAAGAAACGGTGAGCCTTGGTATTACATTCAGGATCCAAGTTGTGAGGATTGTAAGGAGTTGTCTGAAATGGAAATAGCATTTGCAATATGAAAGTTATTAAACCACCACACGCAATAACAAACAGGACTCCAGGTAACTGCACAATCTTCCTGGCTGGTAGTATTGAAATGGGAGTAGCAGAAGATTGGCAAACGGAGATAGAAACTCTCTTCAAAGATGTGAGTCGGGTAACACTTTTTAACCCTCGCAGAGAAGAATGGGATGCATCTTGGACACAAGACATTGAGAATCCACAATTCTATCAACAAGTGAATTGGGAGCTTAATGCACTAGAGAAGAGTGATCTTATTTTTATGTATTTTGCTCCAGGCACTAAGTCTCCAATCTCGCTATTGGAGTTGGGACTGTTTGCACACACCGGTAAGATGGTTGTATGTTGTCCGGAAGGCTTTTGGAGAAAGGGTAATGTTGATATCGTCTGTGATAGATATGGCATTCCGGTGTTCTCAGATTTAACAGCAGCAAAAGCGGAATTATACAGAAAATGGTTGTCATCTGTTGCATAACTGAAATGAAGTGAGTAAGTTTAGGCATAAACAAAAAAACATATGAAAAAACATTTGATTGACGCAATTGCTCCATTTTATCTAGGAGGAGCTTTGTCCTTATTCGGACACGTACATTGGTTTCAATGGCAGTTTTGGGCCATTCTAGTGCCATTCTTTTTACTCGTAAAAATTACTAAATTTAATCAAGATTAATATGAATCCACTATTTTTAACGGATGGCTACAAGACAGGTCATCACATGCAGTACCCAAAAGGAACAACCTTAGTGTATTCCAACTTCACACCTCGTAGCAACAAGTATGCTCCAAAGGGTTGTGACAAAGTAGTCAGCTTTGGCCAACAAATGGTAATGCAACAGATCCACGATGCATTCCAACAAGAGTTCTTCAGCAAACCTAAAGAAGAAGTATGTGGTGAGATGAAACGTGAGTTGTCAATGTATCTAGGAGCAGACTACGATGTTAGTCACTTCGAGGCTCTACACGACTTAGGCTATCTACCAATCCACGTCAAAGTGATGGAAGAAGGCACTTTAGTGCCAATCAAAGTTCCAGTGCTGACAATCTACAACACACATCCGGACTTCTATTGGGTTACAAACTATCTTGAGACCATCCTATCCAACTTGCTATGGAAGCCAATCACCTCTGCTACTATCGCTCACGAGTATCGTAAGGTGCTTACAAAGTGGATGGAGAAGACAGACAAAGAACGTGCTTGGTTTATCGATTGGCAGGGACATGACTTCTCAATGAGAGGTATGGACTCTGTTGATGCTGTAATCTCTTCCGGACTAGGTCACTTAACTTCATTCTTAGGTTCTGATTCACTTCCAGCAATTCACGGAGCTCGTAAGTACTACGAAGCAACCGGGATGGTATGTGGATCAGTAAACGCTACTGAGCATTCAGTTATGTGTGCAGGTGGTAAGGAGGATGAGATCGACACTTTCCGTAGACTATTGGACACATACCCAACCGGAATCTTGTCAGTTGTATCCGACACTTGGGACTTATGGAAGGTATGTACAGAGCATGTTGTTACTCTGAAAGAAGAGATTATGGCTCGTGATGGTAAGTTGGTTATTCGTCCTGACTCAGGAGATCCGGTTGACATTCTTTGTGGTAATACATTTACAAAACATGGTGAATATGTAGGAAAAGGCACATCATTTTATATCGAATCTACGGATGACACGCCTGACGCAAAGGGAGTAGTTGAATTACTTTGGGATGTATTCGGAGGAACTATCAACGAACAAGGCTACAAGGTACTTGACCCACACATCGGTGCAATCTATGGTGACTCGATCACAATTGAACGAGCAGATGAAATCTGTAAAAGATTGGAGGCAAAAGGATTCGCTTCAACAAACGTAGTATTGGGTATCGGGTCATTCACATACCAATACAATACCAGAGACACATTCGGCTTCGCAATGAAAGCAACCTATGTGGAAGTTAACAAGCCTAAGTTCGAAGGAGACTTCAATCCAGAAGGTAGAGAGATCTTCAAAGATCCTATCACAGATGATGGTACAAAGAAGTCAGCAACAGGTCTATTAAGTGTGCACAACCGTGATGGCGAATATGTCTTAATGGATCACTGTACATGGGCTGGTGAAGAAACTGGATGCCTTCAGACAATCTATAAGGATGGTAAGTTCACAACTAGAACAACTCTATCTGAAGTTAGATTAAAGCTTATAGTAGCCAACGCACCTGAGTTAGTCTAAGCCTTACTATTTATACGAGTAAGCGGTTGCATAGTTACGTGGGAATTGTTTTATTAGTAACACTGTAACATTGTGACATGGCAAAAGCGAAGACACAAACAGCAAAGGTGTGGATAGCCAAACCAAAAAAGAAAAGACCAGGAGTGCATGCAAAGACTAAGGTAAGTAAGAGCAAGAAAAGCAAGAATTGGGTCAAACCTTATGTGGGACAAGGGCATTAAGAACACCAAGTGGTTAGGTAGAAGGAGGTCGAAAGGCCTCCTTTCTTTTTGTTGCAAATTTGGTAAAAGATCCTTATGTTCATTAAAATAAACATACAAGTATGAGCAAACTAAAACAAACCAAGATTCCAGTTACACTAGACAATGATGGCACTCTTCGTGTAGGAGGTGTTGCAACAGACCTACAAGAGCTTCTGACAGAGGAAGCACCTAACTGGAAGTTAGTAAGAGAGCGTGATGGACTAACTAAGCAGTCAGTTAAGATAACTTGGATAGAGTGGAATGAGGATGGTAGGTTTAAAGCAATGCACGATGAGCCTGCCATAGGAAGGTCATTGTTGATGGGTCCGTTTAACGCATTCTTCACTTGGCAGACTACTACTGTCACTGAGATTGTAGAACAGAGAGAGGACTACATACAATTCCGTACACAGAATAGTAACTACGAGTTATCAAGAATTTAACACAGCAACATGAGTAAGCCAATCTTTATATGGAGAGTTCCACTGGAAGCGGTAATAGACGATAGAGGTAGATTCGAGCAGGTACAGAAAGATCTACAAGCAAAGCTATCTGACTACCACGTACTATCTATGACCGATCCCACAATCCCTACGATTCAGTTTGAGTGCTACAATACAACAGACCTAGATACTAAGTCGTTTGAGCAGTTGAAGGAGATGGTTAAGGAGTCTATGGATAATAAGCAAATCAACGAGAGGTGATGACAGGAAGATATCTAATAACGACAGACCGATGGTTTGTAGCTCCGGATGGCAAATCATACAATAGTGTGTGGGGCAATGTGCAGGTCTTAGAGGACAGCTTACTAGGAGTAAAAACAAACAGAAACTCTACTAATTGGTATGCACAGATTGGTGGGAATGGTAAAGAGATAATTGTAGCAGGTTGTCAGATACATTATGCTATTAGGTGTGAAGCAGCTCCAAACATTGAGCATGTTGAGGATTGGTCTGTCGATGCTGGACAGTACTTCTCGTACACGCGTCCAACTAAAATCTACATAGCCGAATAATAACATCCCCTGACTAGGGGATTTTTTTTTTGCTCGACTGTTGCATAATCGTTACTAAGGTTGTACCTTTATGCCATGATTGATAACAAAGAGCAAATTAAAGGTCTATTGAACTTCAGCGAGCCTGGAGATTTCTATATGCTATATGTAATGAAGCGTAAGAAGGACCAACCCGAAGGTGAAAGAGATAATCACCAATCCGTAAGAACAATCCGTTCGTATTGTATTAAGTCTATTGAACAACTAGACAAACGTTGGGATGAGATTGTGATGATGTGTGAGATGTTCAAAGCTCGTGCATACATTCACGTACAGAAGCAGAATCATAGAGATGTATCATTGCAGATGATGGTTGCATTGGCTCAGAGGATCCAGGATGGTAACCTCGAGCAACAGTCTTTATTCGATTCTGTAGTAGGTCAGTTGAAGACTTATGAGAAAAGGTGGATCGTTGATGTTGATACACACGACTACCATGCAGTTACTGAGTTGACTCAGTTCATCGACTACCTCAGACCGGAAGGACCTAAGGTAGAGTCTGTGATACCAACTAAGAGTGGTTACCACCTGATCACTAGTAGGTTTGATGTTAAGGCATTCAGTGAGAAGTTTCCTGATGTCGATATCCAAAAGAAGAATCCAACCTTATTATATTGTCCAAATAGTTTAGAACAAATATGAGCAACTTACAACACAGAACCAATGCAGCCTATGGAATAGAGTGCTGGTTGAGAGGTAAAGGTTATAAAGTAACTAATAAGACTACAGCAGACATAACGTGTGCATTCCTCAAGTCTAAAGGCCTTCAGTACACGAAGTTCAATCCTCGATACAGAGGGAACTGGACTCCTATCGTATGCAACGCTTTGTCGGTGCAAGAGCACTTCACTGAGTTCTGTACTTTTGTACTTAAAAACTTTTTACCACAAACTGTTGCACCAATGGAAAATAGTACTGACCTTTAGGTATAAAATTAAGAGATATGAAAAAGTTAGCATTAGTATTAGGAGTAGCAATGACATTGGTGTCATGTACTGAGAACGCAAGAGCACGTCGTTGGGGTGGTACCGAAACCTTAAAGCTAAAACCAAACGAAGTACTTGTTAATGTAACCTGGAAAGAAAATGACATATGGATCTGCACAAAGGATACTATCACAGGTACAGTATACTTCCGAGAGAAGTCACGTTGGGGTTTAATGGAAGGAACAGTAATATTGAAATAACAAAAGAGAGAGATAGACATGACAGCAAAAGAAGTTTATTTGAAACATACCCAGTGCGTATTAAATCACGCAGACATTAAAACGGCAATGATTGAATTTGCTAAGATGCATGTAGAAGCAGCATTGAAAGCGGCAAGTGAAAAGGCTTTAGTAAGAAGAGATACATTTATAATGAGTAAGTTACCTAAAACTGAATTACAACAGATGTTTAATTATTCAAATGGTACATCACACTATGTAGATAAAGACTCAATACTAAATAGTTACCCACTAAATAAAATTAAATAAAATGAAAAAACAAGGAGTATTAGGA